TAGTATGTTATGTTTTAAGAAAGAAATTAAGAATAGGTTTAACAAACATAGCTTTATACTTTCAATCAGAAGGAAAGACAATGCATCACGCAACAGTAATACACCTTGTTAATCAGTATCCAATGTATAAAAGATATAATTCTAGGTTGGCAAGTATAGAAGATAGTTTTGAACAATTAAACAATTTAGAATTTAATCAAGATTCTTATATAAGAAACCAATACTTGTCATACAATTACGATAAACTACAAGAAAAATATAAAAACTTAAAAGACAATATAAAAACAAATCCTATTCTTGACGTATTACAAGATATACCAGAAGATAAAATAGATGAAGTTATTGAACGTATAAACATACTTAAAAAGAGCTGGGATTGGAAAAGTAAAGATGAATGTCAAGTAATAGAAGCATCAAGTGGTGTAAGTGATTTTGCTTATTAATAAATAAAACTTATAGTAATTAATTTTTGTATAAGAAAATAATATAGTTGATTATTTGTAAAATGTCGTTTTAAAAGTATTATATAATTATATGTTTATTTAGTAACTATTTATCATTGTGTATGCATTCATACATAAACGTTGAGAGATAATCAAATAAAAATATATTTCTATGTGCTTGGGGTAACTATACCCTTTTCAAAAGTGTTAATAAAATAGTATAAGTAGTTAATAAACTTTAACTTATTTATATTACTTTGTTGCAAACACAATACTATGTTAGAGAAGATATTTCAATCTCACAATAAGTGGATAAACACTACACTTAAATTTGGGTGTAATAGAGAAGAAGCAGAGGACATTGTATCACATATGTACCTTGTTATTGGAAAGATGCTTAAAAAGGGTTTAAATATAGCCTACGGAGATGAAGTAAACTATTATTATATCTATCTAACTTTACGTTCTACCTTTTTACAAATGAAGAATAAGCAGAAGAAACAAAACAAGATATCTTTAGATTTAGTATTAGATTTAGAATCTGGAGAATATATTGATTTCTATGATGCAAATGATATTGTTGAACAAGAACTACAAAAGTTACATTGGTACGATAAAAAAGTATATAATCTAATACAAGACGAATATAGTATAACTGAACTATCAAAGAAAACAAATATTACATACCATTCTTTATACAACACATACAGAAAAGTAAAAGACAGACTAAAAGAAAAATTAGAAGAATGAAACTAGGAAACCTTATTGAAAGAATAACATACTATACTGGTATCAAATGGATAGTTAAAAAGATATGGGGAGATAGATGTGGGTGTGATGAAAGACAAGAAAAACTAAATGATATTGAACTATGGTAGAAGATAAAATTATTTGGCAAGGTGTAAAACAAAGAACAACATCAACAATGTCAAATGAAGATTTTAAGATAATGTGTAAACTACATTCAAAGTATTTTAATCATAAATACAGTGAGCCTTGCACTTGTAATAAAAAGATGTTAAGGAACTGGATTCAACAACTTGACGAAAAGTTAATTTAATTAATTTTAACAAAACTTTAACATTTTTTATTGTTTAAAAAGTCTTATGCTATTGTATCTTTGATGTATAATTAAAAACAAACTAAAACAAATATTATGACAGAACTAGAATCATTAAAGTATTCGCTACAAAAAGAGAATAACAAGAACGTAAACGACAAAGATTTTGATTATATTATATTATTAGAAAAATTTATTAAAAGAATAGAACATACAAATTAATTTAAAGCCTAGCAGTAAAATGTTAGGTTTTTTTTATTATATAATTATATGAATAATCAAATTATTTCAAATGTCAGAAAATAAAAGAGGAGGAAAAAGAGAGGGTGCTGGTCGTAAAAGTAAATCAGAAGAAGTGCAAATGATTGAACGATTATCTCCATTAGAACCAAAAGCATTTAAAGCACTTGAAAAAGGAGTAGAAGAAGGTAATTTTAAATACGTTCAATTGTTTTATAATTATTATGCTGGTAAACCAAAAGAAACAAAAGATATATCAATAACATCAGAACAACCTTTATTTGATTTAGATTAGTGTTTCAAGTTACAACTGCAATAAAGAAACTTTATAAGTTAAAGAAAAGAAAGAAAGTAATTCAAGGTGGTACATCAGCTGGTAAAACATTTGGTATACTGCCTATACTTATTGATAGATGTATAAGAACACCAAACACAGAAACAAGTGTAGTATCTGAATCTATACCACATTTACGTAGAGGTGCTATGAAGGACTTTCTAAAGATTATGATAGCAACCAATAGGTTTAGAGATAGTCAATGGAATAGGTCTGCTTTAAAGTACACATTTACAAATGGTAGTTACATAGAGTTTTTTAGTGTTGAACAACCAGATAAATTAAGAGGAGCAAGAAGAAGTGTATTGTATGTAAACGAAGCAAACAATGTACCCTTTGAAGCATACACACAATTAAGTATTAGAACAAGTGGAGATATATGGATTGACTTTAATCCAACTGCAAACTTTTGGGCGCATAAAGAAGTTGTAGGCAACGATGATGCAGACTTTATTACATTAACATATAAAGACAATGAAGCATTACCAGAAACGATTGTAAACGATATAGAAGCTGCAAGAGATAAAGCAAAGACAAGTACTTACTGGAGCAACTGGTGGAAAGTATATGGTCTTGGTCAAATAGGTAGTTTAGATGGTGTATGTATTCCAGATTGGAAAGAGATTAAACAACTACCAACAGAAGCAAGGTTATTATGTTACGGAATGGATTTTGGTTATACAAACGACCCAACAACATTAATTGGTTTATACAAATACAATAACACTTATATTTTAGATGAGGTTATACATCAAACTAAATTACTAAACGTAGATATATCAAACATACTTAAACAACTTAATATAGATGATATAATATATGCAGATTCAGCAGAGCCAAAATCAATTGCAGAATTAAGAACATATAGACATAAAGTAATGCCAGTTAAAAAAGGTAAAGATTCAATTGTATATGGTATCAACTTAATAAATCAAAATGATATCTATGTAACCTCAACAAGTAAAAATCTAATTAAAGAATTACAAAGTTATAGTTGGATGAAAGACAGAGAGGGTAACACTATTAATAAACCAATTGATGCTTTTAACCATTGTATTGATGCAGCACGTTATGCCATTACATCACAGTTAAGTAGTCCAAACAAAGGTAAATACAATATAAGATAATGAGTAATGAGGAAATGATTTCTACTATTCAATGCTTTATACACCACAAAACAAATAAGCAAATAAGAATATTGAAACCAAAAACACCAAGCCAGTTTTTATTACTTACAAGTCTATATGAAAAATGTATAGGCTTTTTTATAAAACATTAAGATAATAGTATTATATATATATGAAGATTGAAATAAACGTACCAACATCATTAAGTGAAGTTACATTAGGACAATATCAAAAGTTCTTAAAGATAGCAGAAGATAATCCAGAAGGTAATTTCTTAAATGCTAAAATGATAGAAATATTTTGTGGAATACCTTTAAGTGATAGCTACAAATTAAAGATGAGTAGTGTTGCTGCTATTATAGATATACTGAATGAGTTGTTAAGTCAAACACCAAAAAGGGTAGAGCAGTTTACAATGAATGGTGTTCAGTATGGATTCATACCAGACTTGGACGAAATGAGTTTAGGAGAATATGTAGACTTGGATGGTAGTGCAAGTGATTGGAATAATATGCACATTGCAATGAATGTATTATACAGAAAAATAAAAATAAAGAAATCTGGTAAATACAATATAGTTGATTACAATGTAGAGAATCCAGAGAAGATGAAAGATATGCCTTTAGATGCAGCAATTGGTTCTTTGTTTTTTTTTTACAATTTAGGAATGGAACTGTCGAAGCATACGATACTTTATTCCAGCAATCAAGCGGAGATGGAGGCTTATCAAGAGCAGCTAATTTCGGAAACAAATGGGGATGGTATCAGTCAATTTATGGACTCGCTAACGGAGATATTACAAGATTTGAAGATATCACTAAATTAAATATTCATCAATGCTTTACAATGTTATCATTTATGAAAGAGAAAGCAGAGCTGGAAGCAAAACAAATAAAAAGTAAATTCTAATGAAGGGTTTTTATCAAGTAACGGAAACAATAAAGAATCAATTATTATCAGATGTAAACGTTAATAATGTAACAACTGGAGATATCACAAAGATTGATTTAAGTAAACAAACAATGTTTCCTTTATCACACATAATAGTAAATAATGTAAATAACGAAGATAATGTATTACGTTTCAGTTTATCTGTTTTGTCTATGGATATTGTTGATGTTTCGAAAGAAGCAACAGTAGATATTTTTAGAGGTAATGATAATGAGCAAGACATATTAAATACTCAATTAGCAGTACTTAATAAATTAGCACAAGTATTAAGAGGAGGTACATTACACCAAGATTTATATCAGTTAGATGGCACACCAAATTTAGAACCTTTTTATGATAGGTTTGAAAATGAATTAGCTGGATGGGCAATGACATTTGATGTTCTTGTAAATAACGATATTAATATATGTTAAAGAATGTACAACAAGAGTTAAATAGATTTGCAAAGTATGTAATTGAAGAATCTAGAAATAACTTACGAAAGAAAAAAGCAAAGAGTTCTAATAAACTTTATGATAGTTTAGACCATAAACTAAATGTAAGTCCAAATAGTTTTTCTTTAAAATTCTTAATGGAGGATTATGGTGTATTTCAAGACAAGGGTGTAAGTGGTATAAAAAAGAAATATAACACACCATTTAGTTATAAGTCTAAAGGTGGTAAAAGAGGATTAAAAGGTATGCCACCTCCAAATAAAATGGATAAATGGATAGTAAGGAATAGTAGTTTTTTTAAAGGTGTAAGAGGTAAAGATGGTAAATTTTTACCAAGAAAAACATTACAGTTTTTAGTAGCAAGAAGTATATTCTTTAAAGGTATTAAACCAAGTTTGTTTTTTACAAAGCCATTTAAAAAAGCATTTACTAATTTAGACAAAGACATAATAAAAGCATATCA